CTTCGTTCATTGATTTTCCTTTCTTTTATCTAAAACCGTGTCCATTAACAACGTTTTTAATGTGATTTTTGACGTCTTGACTTTTGAACTCATTGTACTTGACCATTTGACCAAAACAAGTTAATAAGTCCCAAAGATATTGACCAATGTCAACCCCACCACTCATGTAGAAATGTTTTGAATAAACTCCTTCAAGGAATTTATCTCCACGACCGATAAAATGTTTCACACGGTTTTCATTCTGTGGAATAAGATAGGTATTCCCATCATTAGTGTTATTATGGAAATTCCAAGGGCTACGGTATTTTCCGTTATTATAGATAAGCACACGATCACCGATAAATTCAGTTAGGCTTTCTTCTGCCCCGTTTCCTTTACCAGACCACAAGCGAACGCCTGCGAAGCTTTCGTTATCGTGTCGCTCAACTTCTTTAGGATCTTTATTGTGGTTAGTACCAAAGATCATTAAGGCGGCATTTGTATCTCTAAATTGTTCAGCGACAAACCCGCTTTTTGTCAATTTAATAAATTGTGAAGAGTTTGTATCGTCAATACGGCGAATGGTTCCGGTGTTTGAAAAAAGGTTAATCGTACCTTCATTCAAATCTATTACCGTTTTATCATTCAGGGCTGAAATTTTCTTACCTCTCAACCAATCCACCAAAGCATATTCAATCTTAGCCTTAATAAATTCAGCGTTTAAACCGTTGATATTATTAACATTCAGATTGAAAATGTTAGCTTGTGAAGCGTCAATTTCCTTAATGTGGGCCGTGTCAATTTGGGCATTTCCAATCATAGATTTTTTAATAACGCCATCTTTAATATAGGTTTTTTCCCCGATAGAAAGTAAACCTTCATTAATTTTTATTGATCCGTCCGGGTTCAAATTTAATTGCCCCAGCACGTCCCCGGCGCTGTTTAGGTTCCGGACTGACCAGCTATTATTTAGCTGTGTTACTTGCGTCCGAACTGCTTCCACACCTTGCGCAATTTGAATTGCTTTAGCCTGTGCATTACTAGCTAGTTCTTTCGCTTCACCGCTTGATTTGTAGGCGTCATCAAACTGACTAGGCTTATAAGGCCCGGTTCTTGATCCGCGGACCAAAATAGGTTCCTTAAATTCTACCCAGCCGTTTTTAACTAGGTAAATATAAAACGGAAAATTACGATCCTCACCGAAAAGAAAATCTTCCCGGACTGTAAAAGTTTGTTGAAATTCAGCCCATTCATTTAAAGGCGGTTTGTTCTTACCGATTTCAGCATTTAGCAAAATCTTATTTAATTTGTGGTTTTTCACATTAAAGGCAAACGAATGGTCCGGGTATTCTTTAAAGCGGTATTTAAAACCTAGGGTATAGGTTTCACCGCGATAAATTTTCTTGACATAGATAGGTAATGAAAAACCGGTGAAGTTAAAACCGGTTAAACCTTGCGCCTTAATGCTAAACACTCCATCATTTAGGGTAACTTCTACGCCGTTTCTATTCGCATTAACAAGCGTATTAGTTGCCATTGTCATTGAATTGACAATCAAATTATTATCATCTGTTACATATTTTCCAACTTCAGTTTGAAAAATTTGATCATTCAAAACCATCCGGGAAATATTACTTGCTATTTCACTCCCCACGGTGCCAAAAGCCTGGACGAATACATCCGACGTCCGGGCAAAATCACTATAAGCCCGCTTATTGTCTGAAAGTTCTTTGGTAATTGTCGCATATTGACCATCTAGGCCGTTTTTATAAGTCGCAAACTGTGTTAATTGTCCATCTGTTCTATTGAACTTCTGTTCAATCTCACTGATTTTCTCATTATAAGTATTTTTGGCGACGTAGTTTTTCCCAAATTCAGCGCGCTCCCGGCTGATACCTTCAGCGGTTTTAGTTTCCAAAAAGCGGTTGAACTTTTCTGAAGTTGTCCCGTCCGGGTTGAAGTTTGTAGAAATAGTGTCTAATTTAGTCTTTAGGCCTTGCGCTGTTCTTTCAAATTCAGCTTGTGCCTGTGTTACCAAATATTCTTGATCTTCAGGGGCCGGGACCCAATCGGTTTCATTCGTTCCAGCGGAAACAATCAAATTTTTAATCTGTACGTTTCCGCTTCCTTCATCAAGGTTTAAATAAAGTTCAATGCTTTCAATGTTTTCAGGGTTCCCCTGATTGTAAGGTTTCCAAATAAAAGGCTCTGAATACTTCCCGGATTTCTCGCCGGAAACATCAATAAACGCTTTACCGGTTGTAAGGTTGTTTATCGCAAAGTCCCACTGTACTTTACCGTTTTTGTACCTAACTACCCGATTAATACGGAATTTCTTTACAGCGTCTTCAGCTTGATAATCAAAAGAAAGTCTTAACTTTTGATCTGTCCCCCAGCCGTGAGAATCTTTGGAAAATGTGTAAAGTTTTACATCATTCCCGACGTTTGCCGGCTTCCCTGTGCCTAAAACGTAGTTTCTCAATCCGATATTAGTAGTGAATTTTTCTTTCACCCCGTCAATCAGTTCAGTTACTTCCGCTTTGCTTGGTTTGCCGTCTAAATCTGCCTGAACCTTCGTTTTAAAAGTAGTTAGCTCATTTTGGGCCGTTTGGTTTTGCTGTTTGATCGTTTCAAGTTCACCTTTCGCTTGCTCCGCTATCTTCTTAGCGTCGTCCGCAAGCTTACCAAGGCCGGATTTATTCAAAGCGTCATTGATCTGTTGCTCAGTCTTTAGACTTTGCTGGTCCATAGCCTGTTTTAACTCATTGAACTTCTGATCAATCGCTTCCCGCAAACTTACCTCATTGTAAGTCCTTAGGATTTCTTCCCAAACTTCCCCGGTCCAGCGGTACATGATTTTATGGCCTTCATGTTCCGGATCAGGTTTGTACCAAATATCATTGATCATTACCTTTTTAGGGTATTTCTTAACCGGATCTTCAGTACTATACCAATTTGTGTTATAACCGTCCGCCGTCTTGATAAAGTCCGGCAAGTTTTCAATAAAGCTATTAAATTCATTGTTTATAAATTCTTCTACAGCTTTATCCGCTACCGCCTGAACCTTGGAAGATGAACTTTCACCGATCTGATCCCCTAACTTGATATCACTAGACTGATTGTTTAAACGGTTGAAAGTGATTTCAAAAATCCGTGTATCATAGTCTAGCTTCTTATCATGTCGGACTACCCGGATAGTGTCCCCGATTTTTACGCCCCGCAAGTAAACGCTTGAAGTTTTCAAGGTTAATTGTGGACGTGCTGAATTAATCAAGGTTTGGTAAGTTAGCTTGATCAATTCGTTCGGGTCTTCTTCCTCACTAAATTCCGTAAATCCAATCTTAGGCCTCATTGTACCGTCTGAATTTTTGATCCCGTAAGTCCTAGTCATTTCAGGAATTTCTAGGTATTTTTGGCCTTTAGGCTTATCCAGCGGATCCCCTTTGGCTTTAGACCAGACCACATCTTCAAAGGTGATTTTACGGCCGTAACCGTCCCCACCTTTTCCGCTTTCTTCAGCGCTTGAAACCTGTTCACCTTTCCCCCGTCCGATCAAGGCCGTGAAAATGTTGGTTCTTTCTACTTCCTTCAGGATTTCCAGCGCATTATGGCCATAGACTACCCGTTTCCCTACGGCTTCACCGATTTTCTTTTTAAAATCAATGTACCGGGCGCCTAGGCCGTTGCTGTTCATTTCAACAAAAAACTGCATTTCCAAGCCCCAAACCTTACAGATTTTTTTCAGGGCGTCAAAAACTGAAGTATAGTAGAAATTGGTACTGTGGTTTGTGGTATCAGCAATAAAACGGGCTTGCCAATTCGTGCCCTGTAAGAGTTCATTAATTACCGGTTTGGCCGGTGTATTCTTAGGGCGCTTGTCAAATACCGGGGTTTTTCTCAATTCTTCTATACCGGACTGAACCCCGGTGAAGGTTGAAATTTCCCCTTTAGTTGATTTTTGAGCGATATAGAAATAATGAAAAAGGTGTGTATTTTCCATTGACTGAATGGCCATATACTCCACCTTTTCAAATTCATCATCATTTAACGCCTTCATCTCAACCGTCAAGCGATCAGAAACGTAGTTATCAGTAGTAAGGGCGTATTTCTGAAGTGCTGACTTGATAGCGTTTCTTCTTACGACTTTTAAAAGCTGTTCTTCATTATCAAATAAATAAATCACGCTCTTTCATCCCTCCAAACTACTTTCTTCACTGTTGCATTAACTGCCGTTATTGTGTCACCATTCCGGACTTTAAACAATTCCAGCGGGCTGAATCGGTCTAATTCACTCAAAATATTCCGGCCCCCGTAAGTTGCCTTGACTTCATCCGGATCAAAAGAAATTACAATATCTTGACCGGGCGCATAGCTCCCCGAAAAAGAAATAATTTTAGACCCGTTCACAATCTGCACCCGGTCAGTGGTTTTTGACGGTGTGACTGTGATTGATTCCGGCAAGACTTCCACGGCGTCAATAAGAGAAATAGGCCCTGTTGAAGTTTGGGGCTGTTTCTTCTTATATCCATCCGGAATTAACAAGCTGAACT